CATTGTTATTATTTTAAATTTTTGATATAATTAATTGCTTCATCATAATCATGAAAACATTTACTTGTTTCGTGGTCATGTTTCCATATGTTGTCTACTTTACGAACGACTGTAACGCCATATAACTTGTCGTCAGAAAAACCTGTCCCTTCAGATAATTCAACGACTATTTTATCACCTACATGTTTGTATCTCATTACATGAGGAGTCATTACGTTTGCTCCTCTTACTGCTGACCTGAATATTTGTCCTGGTGTCATTTGTTCTGGTGTCATATTACAAATGTTTTATTACAGTTTTCACAAGTTGATTCACTAAGAGATATCGGTTCAAGGGCTTTATGCCCGCAATTAGGACATGGTGTTTCTCTTAATATAAAAGAACGATGTTCCATCATTTCTATAAATTCAAGGAATTCATTCTCATGTTGGTTTTGTTCCTGTTCATACAATGTCCATAAGTCCTGTTGTAAATCGCTATCTGTCATATTATAATTCTATTTCTAATATATCACTAATACGCTCCAAGAAATAATCATACCATCTATAAAACACATCCTGAACATCTTCTTTGTAGTTTCTGGTATATTGTGTTTCATTCCAAAGATCATCATCAGTAGGATATATATCTTTCAATTCATTATATGTAGCATCATGCGCTAATTCGGCTGCTAATTCAAGTATCTTACCTTTATGGGTTATTATTTGATCACTCATGATTTATTAAAGTTTCATTTGTCCATAATCCTTTATAAGTAGTTAAATCAATTACTTTAATAGTATATGGATTATCATTTTCGTCCGGATATATTAATTCACTACTACCATCTATAAATAGACAATGACTGAATTTATATTCATCTGTAGCTAAATCCCTTGGATCTTCACCATTTTTAAGTGCTTCTATTATATTATCAACATTAGAATCATCATTAAAATATAATCTATTCCATATAGTTGCTTTATAATCTATGCAAATCATATTATTTCTTATTTAATGTTTTTTGTAACTTCTTAATTTCACCAAGTTTCTTTTCATACTCGTCTATGAGCCTATTTAAAGACTCTGTAAGCACTTTTAATTCCATTATGGTATCTTTCTTCGTTTTACGCTTTTTCTTTGCTTGTGGAGCATGCTGTGCATTAGCAATGGCTATCTCGCATAATTCATCAGCCCTATCATTACCCCAGTGACCGCTATGACCTTTAATCCAATCCAATACTACTTTTACCATCATAGAGATACGTGCATAGTTCTCATGTGCCGGCTTAATAATATCAAGATTCTTTTTATCATCAAGTTTTCTTTTAAGTACCCAATTAGGATACCATTTACGGATACAGTCAAGAGCATACATGCTATCAGAATAGATATATATCACATTACTACTATCAGACAAATAATCAGATTGATTATCCATGATATGTTGAAGTACTGATTGTATAGCCATTAATTCAGCTATGTTGTTTGTTGCTGTTCCTATATATTGAGAGAAAGAACGGATTTCATGTTTATCATGATATGTGGCAAGTTCAGTCCAAGCAAATGCAGATGGTCCGGGATTAGTAGGTTCGGATGCTCCATCACAAAAGAAATAAAATGTTTTCAATTATTTCATTGTTATTATTGTTAATGATATTAATATAACAGATATATTATAAGTTATATAAGTATTAAGTTAAGTAGTATATTATATACTTTTAAGTGATAGTGTTTGAAAGAGGGAGTGAGAAGAAAGGATATAAGTACCCCTTACCCGGGGATTATCCTTTCTTAACGATACTGCCGTCAATCGGTCGTTTCGTCTTCAGGGCAACAGACAATGACAGTGCTGTTACTTCGGTTACTTTAGTTGCTGTATCAACTGTACATGGATTAACCTTGCTCCATCCTCTTATCGCACACCATTCTTTTAGAGGTTTACTTTTATCGCCAAACGTACTCTTGACCGATAGACCATAAAAGAGAAAACTCTGACTGTTATCGGAAGAGATACTTTAGCCAGAGTTTTCCAAGGCTTACCGGTTAATAAACCGATTTTTGCCTTAATTTCTTTTATGTGTTGTATCTCTTCCGTAGATAACACTGCAAAGAAAATACAAGAATTTCAATTATGCAAATATATTAGCAAATATTTTTATAAATAAATTTTATCTGAGTAATACTTGTTATTAAAAAATGATTCGTGCCATACGCGTCTTTCATTATCCGGAAACTTATAGTACATACTTATATCTTTATGATAGTATCCTATCTCTTTATCATTTTCATCAAAGAAATGTAAACAGAAAGGATAATCAACAGTACCATTAACAGGATGATTGAATTTAACTATATGGGTCTTATAATATACGGCACCACATGCTTTGAAGTATTCAATTATGTTTTCGTATGTTATCATATCAGTAATCTGAATATTCTTCAATACCTAACTTATCAATAATGTGTTTTATTGCCGGTGAGAGGGTAACAGATGAACCAAATTTTCTATTACGTTTTTCATAATAGTCTTTAGCATCTGTCAATAGTGTCTGGGCATGACCTTTTCCTTGTTCTTTTGATTTAATGGAATATACTGTAGCCCAATCATCACCTACTGCTACTGTTGCTTCACAGCTTTCATAAGTGATTACATCGAGTGTCATGCCTAATATGTTCTGAACCTTGATGGTTATGTTATTATGCTTGATCATTCCCTTCAGTTAATTTGTATTCATTGACAAGAAATTCAGCCCATCCTATATTTTGTGCTATGATATTGGGAAAATCAGTCTTGCCTGGTTTATATAACTCGGTAGCTATATTATACACTTCGAATAATGACATATCTGTAGAGCCTATCTCAACACATTTAAGGAGATACTTTTCTGTAAATTCTGATATTTGTGCCTGGTTAAGAGGATATGTCTTACCAAGGTTTACATTATCTTTGATACGAGTATCTTTACTGTCTTTAGCAACACGAACGGCATTAAGACGACCGATTAACTCCATAACATTATTATAGGAAGTATTGATAAGCTTCATTTGTTCCAACACTTTAATATCATGTTCTCTTGTCTGGTCAAAATTGTGTAACCAATCATCAACAATATCCATGATTTTATCAATGTCTTTAACCTTATCATCACCACCGTATGTTTGAACAACACGTGAACGTCCCAGAATACATTGGTTATGACACATCTTGATGTTCGGACCTATAGCAAGTTGAATACCATCCTGATGATAGGCAATAACAAGTCCGGTATTTGATTCTTCATCTTCTTTGTTATTGATGCGTATGGTAGTAAATACACGTCTGAGCGCATGTGCTTCAAGAGCGTTTTTACCATATTCATTTTCCATGTGAGGAGCTACTGCAACACCATCATAGCCTTTACGTTTGTTTTGAGCTGCAAATATCTCTTCGATATTATAATCAAGCTTATGACGCTCACAAATGCTTGCTACACGTTCAATAAGGTCATAATGATAGATATTATTATACATTGGTTCACCCTGAACATTATGTTCCAAGTAGGTTGATTTGAGTTCATCCAATGTCAATGTTTCGATCGGGTTATCCGATGTAAAGTTTAATGTTCTTTTACTTGGTTTTAAAAGTTCTTTTGTCATGATAAATTTATTAATTGTTATTAAACCTGTTGATATAATCCTTTAAGTATTTCTTGTTCTTGTTCTTTTGTTATTAATCGTTTGTCGATATAAAGTTTTTTTGTTTTGTCATACATCCGTCTTTGATAATCTGAAAGATAATATTGAAACCAAGGTTCATTATAGCTTTTGGTGTGCCAGTCACTTATATTATAACAGTCAAAATCATCAACTGATTGCCATTCATATATAGCTATACCTGTTCTATAACCATGATATACTGCTGTTATCATATGCCAAGCGGAAGATGCTTCGGCAAATATAGATGATGTTTTATAATAAATTATTTTATCATTATGTGTTATTACATACAATGATTCAGCAAATCTGGCACAACTATAACTTCTTAATACATATGTATGATTACCTTTTGTAAGGTGATACATTGGTATTTCTTCAAAATCTTTAAATTTCAATTTAATGTCATTAATTGTCTTACCCATTATAGGTTCTAACAGTAGATTAGTAAGATATTTATCTCTTATAAGACTTTCTTTAATGCACCGATATTGGTATTTATTCATTAGCTTGTTTTAATAAAAAATGATGTGTATGTTCCTACTTCATTGTTATTGCAATTATAATATTCATAATGATCTACTAATTTATTGAAATCAAAATCTATAATATCATTTTTTTTGAATGATGTTAATGTATGAAACGCATTGAATACTCTCATATTACATGGAGAAAAGAATATCTCTTTTCCTTTATCAAAGAATAATTTTGCTTTGGTCTTATTAATTTGTTGTAATGTTATATGTTCACCACAATAGTTGCCGGATACAGTTCCATGTTTCATATTATCTACTTTTCTTGCGTAACAATCTCTTTCAATATAATATTACTTCTTTCTTTAATAATTTCAATAACATTATCAAATTTACGATTAATTTGATTGTCAAAAAGAATTTCTGTTGGATAATCTGCATTTAATTCATATTCAACATTAAAATTATTATCACGTAAATAGTTTTTTAATAAAAATAAAAGATGTGATTTCCCGGAAGCACGTTCTCCTGAAATTGTAATAGTTAAATTATTTTTTTTCATTTTATTATATTTTATATTATTCTGAACCAGTTTAATTCAATATTAATTAAATCTCTATTGAGATTATAAATCAATTCTTCAATTGTCATTTTACGACCTTTTTTTATAAACTCAATATCAGGAATATCATCACTAATAAGTTCTGATTTTTGAGTATTAAGAATATAAACCATTTTTTCTTCCATCACTTTATAGTTTTTAATTCATTAAACTTCATTAATCCAAAATCAACAATATCCCTGTGTACGGCTTTATTATCATCTGACATTTCTCCGTCCCTGTTTTTTGCCACTTCTGATATAAGAAGGTTTTGTAATAGTACTGAACGCTTGACTAATTTAGTTGTACCATCACTATTAAGGCATTTGATATCAGGAAGGGAAAGGTGTCTTTTGATAAGGTCTTTATGCATACCCGGGTTATTGAGTAATATAACGGCATTACATATATCGGCAAATCGTGTTGTTCCTTTCATGTGATTAAGTTTGGGTCTATAAGCTTCTTCTGAATTAGCTCTTGATTCCATTTCTTTTGTCATATGATGAAGAAATATAATGATAGCATTATGTCCTCTTTTATCGGCTTTGTTTACTATGTTACGCATTGATGCAGCTATACGGTCTTCTATTGATGTTTGGTTACCATCTTTAGAAGAATAAAGGTCATCAATAAGCATGATATTGTCAATGATAAGGAAACATGTCTTATTATTATGTTTACGCATGAACTGGTTAAACTTACGTGTTATCTTATTCATGGAATCCTGTTCATTAACAAAGTCAATGTTGTAGTTGGAAAACCTATTTATAGCAGCTGTAACGCGTCCTAATTCATTTTCCGATAGTTTGTATCCCTTGGACTGCATTTGATTGTCTGTAAGCCCTGTAGAGGGTGCTGCGAATAATCTTATAATCTTGCTGTCACTATCTTCCATCGAATACCATAAAGCGGCAATATCATCTTTATCATTATTTTCAAATATATTACGAATAAGATGAATAAGATAACGTGTTTTACCACATCCTCTGGGAGCAGCAATACCTAATATGAATTTAGGAGCAAGATATACATATTCATCAATAATACGTATTCCTGTTTTAATATATGATAACTTTTCTCCGGTAGAATAAGAAGTTATTTCAGAAAGTGTTTTATCGACAGATGACTTCATGTGTTTGACTTGTTGATCATTCAATGTTTCGAATATCTGTTCAAGTCTTTCATAAACCCTGTTATATATTTCCACAACATCAGAATCTGTTTTGTAAAGATTATTTGTTTCTTCCTGGAACAATGATATCATTTCACGTCTGACAAACATCTCGAATACCACATAACAATAGAATTCAAAATTCAATGATGATGAATATTTCGTATTAAGAACAGTAATGTAATACGGACCGCCTATATCATCAATTTTATTAATGCTTCGAAGATAATTTGTTATGGTAAGAAAGTCTATCGGCATTTCTGCTTCTGACATATCAACAAAGGCCTTATAAATAATCTGGTTACATTCTTTATAGAAACATTCCGGTTTTATAATATCTAATGACTGTGATAAAAGACTTTCATTATTTATGATAGCACCGATAATTGCTTCTTCAAGTTCTACGGCTTGTGGAGGTATTTTATCATATATTACTTGTTTCTTCTTTTCCATATTGCTTCATTGCTAAGTATCTGTTATAGATAGTTTCCCACCGTGAATCTTTCTCGATTAGTTGCTGCCATGAATAATCATGTACCGCTCTATGTTCTGCACGTGTAAGAAGAACGATATTTTCTTTGACAAGTCTATATTCCGTATAAGCCTGTTTGGTCAACAAATGATGAAAAGAATGCGTATCAAATACAGGAAGTTTTGTTCCGGATAATTCAGATACATGTGGACGTTCATTCCATATTTCTTTGAACATTTGAAATTCGCCTGTATTAGCCTTTTTAAGCTTTGATTTTACTTTAGTGGTATCATGTATTGTATTTGATACTAAAAGTGTCTTCACGGGCTTTATTTTCTTGTCTGTACGCATGTATTGATGGTATTTACAATAGCCACCACCGAATACAGGATTGTTACAGTTATCAGCATTACATATTTTCATCGTCATCTGATTTTCCAAAATATTTACTTTCATATTTTAAAACATAATCATCAAGAAGAGATATAAATTCATCAAACTGAAATTGTTTATCTTTATATATACCTTCATCAAATGCTTTAGTTAAATCAGTCAAAAACAATGTATCTATACCCATAAGATGATACTTCAAATCAGCAAATGTTTTAATTTCAAGATGATGAACTGCAAGTCCTAATTTAATAACTTCAATACCTGATATAGTATATCCTTTTTTTTGGTATTTTAATAACCTTAACATAGAAGCAAGTGGATATTCAGTACCAATATTGAAATGTAATTGTTTAGCCATAACATCAGGCAAGAATTGTTCATGTAATATGAATTGGTCTGATTTTGGATCATAAGCACCCATACATACTGTATAATCAAAATATCTGAATAAATCATTTGGTTCTTCTTGAAATGCTGTAATAACTTGATATATTTGTTCATTAAATAATATGGTTTTAGCGTTATTTGTCTTCATTATGATAACAGGAGTTTTTTCAGCAGTTTTACGAATTTTATTTCTTTGTTTATAATCTAACCAAATGAGTTCTTTATCAATAGGATTTAATTTATCTATAAATAATTCCATATCGTCAAGATTACGAAAGTATAAATCAAAATCATTTATTTTATTTTTTGTAAAACTTGACAATATTGCACCGCCTGCAATATATCCGTTTGTTTCTACTAATTTATTAAATATATTTCTATCAAATTTATTTAATAATCTTTTAGCAACTTGTTTATTTTTCATAATTTCTTATATTTAATTCATTGTATATTGTATAAAATGATAAATGAGCACCGACCATTTCATGATTACATGTAGTCAGTGATTTTACTATATCAACATTATGTTTAACTAATACTTCTCTCATATCCATAAGTTGTACATGGTTAACTTCAAGAATAGAATGAAACTGACCATCCTCACATTGAATGAGATTATCATAGTTACCATTAAGTTCCTTTATTAACCATGTACTGTTTTCGTGTAGTCCGATATGTACAATCATTTTCTTTTGATAAATCTTCCATTAGAATCACGAGGAACATTTTTATAACGTTCTTCATACATATCAACTTTCTTTTTCAATTCCCGGATAGCAGTTTCTTGTTTGGTAATAAGCTCATCCTTGATTTTAGTCTGTTCTTTAAGACGCATTGATAACTTAATGTAATGATCCAACATATCACTGTTTTCTTTGATAATGTTTTCACGCCATTTATTGTACTCGGAAATGCGGATTATCTTAAAATCCGAAATGTAATTAAATAATGAAATTTTAGCCATATTAGATATATTTATAAGTTATTGATTTTAATAATTAATAAAGCAAGTCAAATACATAATCAGGCTCTAATCCGTATTCATATAATACATCTTCCGGATCAGCACCTTCAAAAACATCGTCTTTCATTGATGATATTATATCATCTACTTCTTCAATGGGATTACCCTGGTTAATTAAAGCTTCTCTTAGTGTCATGATTTTATTTTTCTAAAATGTTTAGCCCACAAAGAGCCAATTCTATGTGGTTCACCTTGATTATTTGTTACTTCTAAGTTTTCTATCACATTACATATGTGTCCTGAGTATATTACTCCTTTAGAAAACGATTTAGTACCGTCATTATGATATAAATCTTTAGTACACTGTACATGTGTTTTTAATTCACTCATATTACTTAAATTGTTATCACTCTAAATCCTTTTAATAACTCATCAAGATATAAGTATCCTACACCTATAAATGGTATTCCTTCACGTTTAATAATTTTATCTATATCATTATTCCATGTTAATGACCAATCATAATCAAATCTGATTACTATTTCATTAGAGATAGTATAACAATAATTGTAAAACTTATTAAATCCTTCAATAGCTTTAGAAAGAATAGTGTTAATTATTTCAAGAGCATTTTTATCATCATCTGTTAATTTACTTTTGTCTATGTAATCATATCCATTATTTTGGAATGTTAGAACAGGATGATTTTTTTGAATGTCAAGAAGAGTATTATATTCTTCTTCTGTAATTAAGTTTATTATCATGATATTTAAAATAGGGCAAGAAATGAAGTAGGTCTGCTTATACCGACATAGAACGCTTGAAGCTTACGTTTATTGGTAAGAGGTTTCACATCCATTATATCACTTACATCAACATAACATCCGGTAATGGTAGAGCCTTGTATCTTGTAATTATTAATAGCATAACCGTAAGATATGTTAGCGAACCTTGATTTGAATCTGCTATACTCTAACCATTCATTTGATTGTAAT